GCCCACGCCGAAGAAGGTCAAAAGGTCGCGCGCCAAACGGTCGCTCGACTGCAGCGTCTAACAGGGATTTAGACGCAAACTCCAAGCCGCCAGATTAAGAGTATAAACTGTTTTTGACCTTCCGCAATGGCCATGACTATGTACAAGAAACCTCAGCCCAGCCAACAGAAGCAGCGCAAGAATAAGCCTAAACCCAAGCCAAAGGAGAAGAAAACCGTAATCTACGTAGAACCCAAGCCACAAGTGACCGGACCAAACGCCACTTGTCTGCTAGAGTTCGCGGCCATACGAGCACAGCCTTTCACCAAATTGGAGTCCATGCCTTGTAACCCAATCTATGATGAGGGATTTTCGACGAAACGATGCATCTACTCACGCCACCAGTTCTCAGCTGGTACTACAGGAAACGCTTTCTTTGTGGTCAACTGTCGCCTAGGGATCAGACCCATTACAGGCACGCAGTTTTTCCATACTTCCAACACCTTCGCAGGGTCCGGAATAAACACAAGCAGCATACCCGTAGGAGTGATAGCAGACAACCCCGTCTTTCCCTATTCCACAGCCTCCGCCCCTGCACCAGAGGGATGGAAGTTGGTCGCGATGGGAATCAAGATCAGACCAGTTGGACCCTACCTGAACACTTCAGGAATGATCTATAGGATATCAGTGCCACGTAACGCGCCAATCAACAAACTCGATCAAGCCCAGATCGCAGCCGGAGTCAACTACCCTTGGATGCCAGTCAAGCACGGTAAGACGTACCAGGTCAATTTCTAACGAAGGACCAGAGCACGGACGACCAGTACAACGACGACAATAGCAACCCCTCCAACCTTTGGTCCCACGGATTCTACATCGGTGGGACGGCCCCTGAATTCGCATTCACGGCCGAGATCATCCAATACTGGGAGTACACCTTCGGAGGCGAAGTCCCCTCCGACGCCACGCCTACGCCATCAATCTCAACTTCGAAAGACCTGAACTCCAAGATCACCGACGATTCAATCGGAAATCGCGATTTCTCGGAGAACAGCGTCTACAAGACGCTCAAAGATATCGGCAGAGCAGCAATCGACGGAGTGGGCGGCATGGCCGCCGACTACGCGGCAGACTACTTCAGACGCAACGGAGTGCCCCTACCCACAGCCTTAGGCGGGAGGGTGCTCGGCAGACCGCTCTTCCCCGCCAATCGACACGGCCGGGTGACCGAGATGGATTAAAATGTCCAAGACCTAACGGAAGCTTAGACCCGAACACGGGCCTTTGAAACCCACAATACTAG